TAACTTCAATAACGGCATTCCAACAGAAGAACAACAGCAGTTAATAAGTTCTAAAGTAATGAATAAGCTTACTGGAAGTCAAGGACAAAAAGTTATAGTAGCGTTCAATGCTGACGAAACAAGTAAGACGACAATAGACGATATACAACTAAATGACGCACCAGACCACTACACTTATTTAAGTGAAGAATGTATGCGTAAAATTATGTTAGGTCATAACGTAACTTCACCACTTTTATTTGGAATAGCTAGTGCAAACGGATTTAGTTCAAATGCCGATGAACTTAAAAATAGTTCTATACTATTTGAAAATATGGTCATAAAACCAATACAAAGCGTTTTAATAGACGCTATCGACAAAATACTTGCATTTAATGGTATATCATTAAAACTTTATTTTAAGACGTTACAACCGTTAGAATTTAAAGACTTAGACGGTTATAAAGACGAAATAGTAGAAGAAGAAACTGGATATAGTTTTAGTAAAGAACAAGAAGAAAGCGATAAAGAACTAGTAGAAAAACTATCGGAATTTGGCGAAGATGTTCCTGACAATTGGATTCTAATAGATGAAAGCGAAGTAGACTACGACAACGAAGAAGAACTTGACGCTATTATCGAAAAAGCTAACAAGCCAAAAAGTGTGTTATCTAAAGCTTATAGTTTTGTTACACAAGGGGTTGCTAGACCAAATAAAAAAAGTAGACAAGACATAGTTGGAAAAGATGGGGATTTTAAGTTTTACACTAGATATGTATACGCTGGAACGGTTGACGATAATACAAGGGAATTTTGTCGTGAAATGATAGCAGCAGAAAAAATATATAGAAAAGAAGACATACAAAGAATGAAATCGTCACCAGTTAATCCGGGATGGGGCGCTAAAGGTGCAGACACTTATTCGATTTGGATTTACAAAGGTGGTGGTTCGTGTAGGCATAGATGGAATAGACAAGTATATGTTTCTTATGAAGGAACTGAGTTTGATATTTACGACAAAAAAACAACAAAAAAAATAGCACAAAGACGAATACTAAAATACGGTTATGACCCTAAGAAAGGAGTTTTAAAAAATAGTAATAAAGTAGCTAAAAGAACAAGGGAAATGCGAAATCGTGGATTCTTAGAACCTAAGAACTTCACTACACCAGTAAACGAAAATTAAAATGGCAAATGTTTTATTAATATCACGAAATGACATAGTAAAGTACACGGCTTTAAATGGAAATTTAGACGTAGATAAGTTTATACAATTTATATATATTGCACAACAAATCCACGTACTTAATTATCTTGGCACGGACTTACTAGAAAAGGTAAAAAGTGACATTGCTGCTGGTTCTTTAACTGGCAACTATCAAACACTTGTAGAAACTTACGTAAAACCTATGTTAGTGCATTTTAGTATGGTGGAATATTTACCGTTTAGTGGTGTAACAATTTCAAACAATGGAATATATAAACATAATTCCGAAAATAGTTCTATTATAGATCAAGACGAACTAGAAAAGCTTATAGCAGCAGAACGAAAAATAGCTGAACATTATGCAAGTAGATGTGTGGATTATTTATGTAATAATTCGTCTTTATTTCCTGAATACACATCGAACACTGGAAGTGATTTTTCTCCTAGTTCTGACGTAAACAATACTAATTGGTATATATGAGAAAAACACGAAACTTAAAAAACTACAAACCAAAACTAACAAACATAATAAAGTTAAAAAAATACTTAAAGCAAAATGGCAGAAAAGAAAATATCACAGCTAACAGCTAAAGGAACATTTGTAGAAGACACGGATTTATTTATGATAAGTAAATCTGACGGTGCTGGTGGTTACGATTCAAAGTATTTAACTGGAACGGAATTAAGACAAATAGAACTTAACAAAGAAGGTGCAAGTTATGTTTTGGTTTTAGCTGATGCAAATAGACTTGTAGAAATGGAAAACGGAAGTGCTAACAATTTGACAATTCCACCGAATAGTAGCATAAATTTTCCAGTAGGCACACAAATATTAATAAGTCAGCTAGGCGCTGGACAAACTACGGTTGTCGCTGGTGTTGGTGTAACTTTACGTTCAAGTGGTGGAAAGACGAAACTAGCAGCGCAATATGCAATGGGTAGTTTGATAAAGAGAGGTACAGATGAGTGGTATTTAGCAGGAGATATAACAACATAAATTATGCAATTAGCAACACACGGTATTATAGCAAGACCAACGGCAGCAGCATCGTTTTCAAACACGAAATCGGTTGACTTTGACGGTGTTGATGATTATGTAAGTATAGGAAATCCCATAAATTTACAAATTACAGGTTTGTTTACTTTTAGTGCTTGGATTAAAACCTCTTCAGCTACAAGTTATGATGCTATATTTTTTAAAGGTAATTCAATAGCGTTAAGTGATTGGTATATAAGAATGCAAAACAATGGAACTATAAGATTTTTTATAAATAATGCTTCTAAAAATGTAACATCATCAACTACAATAGATGACAATAATTGGCATCACTTATTAATAGTTTATTCACCAAGTACATCAATGACTATTTACATTGACGGAGTTCAAGATGCTCAAAATACAAGCGCTATACCAAGTTCAATTAATAATAATTATGGCAATATAACAATAGGGAGCGACAATGATATTAGTCAATTTTGGAATGGAAACATTGATGAGGTTGCAGTTTGGAATAACGACCAAAGCGCAAACATAGGCTCTATATATTCAGCAAGTGGTGGTGTTGATTTAAGCAGTTTAAATCCAATCTCTTGGTGGCGAATGGGAGACGGAGATACATACCCAACTATAACAGACAATGGTAGTGGTGGGAATAATGGAACAATGACAAATATGGTTAGTGGCGACATAGTAACGGATGTACCATAAACAACAAAAAAACGAATTAAAATGGCAGTAACAAACGGATTTGGACAAGGAGTAATTAACAACACAATAGAGTGGGGGAAAGGTTCTACGAATGCAACAAATGGATGGGGCGAAATTTACGAAGATTCTCCAAGTGGAGATACCGTTTTAAATGCTGAAACTTTCAGCAATGTTTATAGTACAGAATTTGACGGTGTAGATGACTATGTGGAAACAAATTCAATCTATTCAGAATTAGACGGACAAAATAAAATGACTTTAAGTTTATGGATGAAGCCAATAAGTGGTGCGCCTTTATATGAATACGTTGTAACAGTTCCAAGAAACTCAACTGCAAATGAACACGTTATATCTTTTCAACACTATGAAAACAACTATTTAAGTTTTTCTATTGATGGAAGGACTGCAAAAAGTGTACAAGCAAATATTAGTTCAATAACTTATGGGTCTTGGAATCATATTCTATGTTGTTTAGATGGCACTTTAAGTGGTTCTGATAGAATGAGAATTTATGTTAATGGAGTAGATGAAGTTTACCAAACAAGTATTGGAACTTTTACTGCATTACAAAATTCAAGTGGTGCATTGATTATAGGAGAAGAACCACAAAATGCTTTTAACCCATACAAAGGTTTTTTAGATGAGGTAGCTATATGGAGTGGAACTGATTTAAGAAGTGATGTAGCAACTATTTACAATGGAGGCACACCAAATGACCTCAATAATAATGGATTAACTGCTCCAATTTCTTGGTGGAGATTCGAAGAAGGAAGTGGCACAACTGCTGTTGATAGTGGAACAGGTGGCAATGATGGAACATTAATAAATGGTGTTACTTATTCAACAGATAAACCTTAAAAAATGGCAGTAACAAACGGATTTGGGCAAGGAGTAATTAACAACACAATAGAGTGGGGAAAAGGTTCTACTAATGCAACAAATGGATGGGGCGAAATTTACGAAGATTCACCAAGTGGTGACACGGCAATAGAAGGGGCGAGTTTCACAAATACTCGTTCAACAGAGTATGATGGAATTGATGACTATGTAGAAATAGGCAGTCCTGCATCAATACAAAATTTAACATCAGAAATAACTATCAGTGCTTGGGTAAAAGCACCTAAAAGTTACTCAACAAATCAATATACATTAGCTTCTAAAGGAGAGTATGCAGGAGGTGGTAGTCAATGGACAATACAATTGTATACTGCAAACACAAGTAATGGAGGTTACTTTCAAGTATTCCCACAATCGAATGGTATAACAGACCGACAAACTCTAATTTTTCCAACTGCGATAGATGACAATCAATGGCATCACATAATGTGTGTTAATGATGGAACAGATTTAAAAGTTTATATTGATGGTGTTCTAGATGCGACAGGTGTAGGTAAAGGTAG